CATCAGTACGAAAAGACAAACAAATCTGCTTTTCAACTGTACCAGGAAATTAGGATAGCTGGATACGATAGAACGTATAAAGCTGTAACTAGAAAAATAGAATCTTTAGGGTTTAGAAAGCCTAAGAGATATAAAACTGGACATGAACTAAGTATAGGATACCTAGACATAGAATCTACTGGTTTTAGTGCTAATATTGACTTAATGCTTTCTTGGTGTATCAAAGGCAGAGGAATTAAGAAGGTCGCTGGAGATGTTATCGAAAGAGAAGAGATTATGTCTAATAAGCAAGATAAAAGAATAACACAGTCTTTAGTTGATGAAATGAATAAGTATGATGTCATATTTACTTATTACGGAACTAGGTTTGATATTCCTTTTATTAGAACAAGAGCTTTATATCATGGAATAGATTTTCCAATGTATAGACAAAAGTCACATAAAGACTTATATTATGTGGTAAGGTCTAAATTAAAGCTACATCGTTCATCTTTAATGGCAGCAACAGAGTTTTTCGGTATTGATGGTAAAACTAGAATTAAACCAGAATATTGGCAAAAAGCTCGTTGGGGCGATAAAAAGTCTTTAAAATATGTATACGAACACAATATTGCAGACGTTGAAATATTAGAAGACTTACATAGAAAACTAGAAGAACACGCACCACCTATGGTGAGACCATTATAAGGAGAGACTATGGTAGATAAAAAAGAAGAAAAGCTAGTAATCATGAATGATGGCAAAGAAATTGAGTTTGTTATGTCTGACTTATCAGATGAAGCTAAAGCTCAATATGCTAGAGCCAATGAACTTGCTGGTCAATTAATGCAAATAGACCGACAAGCTAACGAAGTAAGATTCCTAGCAAATAACTATATTCGGTTTGTTATCGACGAACTTGAAAAAGAAGTTGACGATAAAGAAGAAAAATAGTTAGATTATGAAAGAACGCAAAGTAAAAGGTGTGACACACCTGCTTTTTGAAAGTCAAGAAGAGTTTAGGGAATATCATTCAGATATATCTCTATCAACTAATTGGAGACATTCAAACAAGGGAGATTGGATATTGACTGACGATGGTCAGGTATGTCAAGTGTTACACCTAGGCGTATTAAAAAAACACGACAGAAAGAAGGAAACTACCTTTATAAGAACAATAATGGGTTCTTACATATGTAGTCCTAAAGTAGTAATAACAGGTGACATGAAAACAAACATGCACACTTTTTCTACTGCAGGTGAATCTCCTTCTGTTAGAAAGAAAAATAGAAAAAACGCTACTGATAAAGAGTTTTTGTTTGGCAAGTACGTTGCAAAAGGAGATGATGTGGTCGAAGCATATATGAAAGCATTTCCTAGTAAAAATGAAAACTACGCTAAATCACAAGCAAAATTATTGTTAAAAACAGACAGGGTGAAAAACTTGATTAGAGAAGAAATAGATAAATACTTGAATGAAGCGGAAATTACTCCGAACTATCTTTTAGAAGAAATGAGAGACATTATAGACAAAGGTGGCTCTTCAGATAGAGATAAGATTACAGCGATAACAACATTAATGAAAATATCTGGAATGATGGATACAGAAAAGACTACAGAGTCCTTAACATTATTTCAAGGTTTTACAAAGGAGCAATTAAATGCAATTCAAGGGTCCGAACACAAAAAACTGGCAGAAGTTAAGAAAGATAGCGAAAAGTAATCGCTGCTTAATTTGTCACTACCATTTAAAGAAAACAGCAATATTCTTATGGAGTGCTAAAAAGAAAGACACTACACATATAAAATGTTTTAACTGTTTAACAGTATATAATAAATCATTTGGAATTACCGACGTAGGTATACCAAGAGAGGTAGGTGAATCATGAGATTAGCTGTATATGGAACTCTTAGAAGAGGATTTGAAGAAACTGGAAGAATAGAAGATTTCAGTTTAGTATTTCCTGGTCACAAGCATTTTCCAGCTTTAATTAAAAATAAAAAAGGAAAAGGAGCTGTAGTAGAGGTTCTAGAAGTAAGTAAAGAAGAATTAGGTATGTATGATATGTACGAGTCTATAAAAGACGGTCTTTATATAAGGACAACAGTAGATGTTATAATGGATGATACAGGCGAGAAAGAAAAGTGTTGGGTCTATGTAGCTGGACCATTGCTTTGGCAAAGCTCTAGTATGTTTACAGAAGTACCAGACGGAGACTGGCTTTCACCTAAAACATTAGTAATGATGGATAGAGTTTATGAAAAAGAATACCAAGAAGCCAGATAACTTTAATATCATACCTCCTGACCTATCTCAGAAAGAGAAAGCATTAGAGCTTGCAAAGAAAGACATAGTTACTTTTGGTCAGATGTTTTTACCAGAAGACTTTATGAAATCAACTCCTTCTCCCTATCAGTATGAGTTGAGCGACATATTGCTAGGAGATGAAAAGCGTGTTTGTATTATACTCCCTAGAGGACATGCAAAGTCTACTTTAGCTAAGACTGCTTTATTACATCAACTATACTTTGCTCCTCCAGAAAAGAAACAATTTATTGCTTGGGTATCAGAAGAACAGTCTCAGGCTATTGACCATATTAAATACATACAAAATCACATAGATATAAATCCTGCATTACAATATTACTTTGGAGACTTAAAAGGAAGTAAGTGGACAGAGAAAGAATTTACTACTGCTAGAGGAGATAGAATCATAGCAAAAGGTACAAGTCAAAGATTGCGTGGTCGTTCACAGTTAGGACTGCGTTATACAAACATAATTCTTGACGACTTTGAATCAGAATTAAATACTAAAACACCAGAAAGAAGAAGAGAGATTAAAGAATGGGTAATGTCTACGGTAGAACCCGCATTAGAAAACTCCAAAGAAAACGAAGGGTCAATATGGCTTATTGGTACAATAGTCCACTACGACTCTTTTCTTCAAGGCGTATATGATGGATGGCTAGATGCTGAAAAACAAGGAAGAAAGTCTGCTTGGCAAGTATTATACAAGAAAGCTATAGTAGACGATGTTCCTTTATGGCCTAGTTATTTTACAAAAGAAAAACTTATGGACATAAGAAGAAGGTTTACAGAAATGGGATTAGTACATAAGTTTGCTCAAGAGTACTTAAATGAAGCAAGAGATTTAGAAAGTGCTAAATTTCATATAGATAGACTAAACTATTACCAAGGAGAGTTGGTTAGCAAAAACGGATTCAACTATATGATGGTTGATGAGTCTGCTATTCCTGTTAACGTATACATGGGAGTTGACTTAGCTTACGAGTCAAATGCTAGAAGCGATTATCAGGTTATAATGACTATTGCTATGGATAGAGATAGAAATGTATATGTTGTTGACTACTACAGAGAACATTCTCCTTTATATAATATGCCTAAAACAATTGTTGATATGGCAAGAAGATATCATCCAGTAAGAAGAGTTAATGTTGAGAAAGTTGGAGCTCAAGGGTTGGTAAAAGATTATGTAAATCAACTAGCTGGTAAAGATAGAAAATTAGCTCCTGGATTGTCTCAAGGTGTAAGACCTCCTCATGGAATTAAAAAAGAAGATAGATTAGAAGCTCTTTTATGTCCTATAGTAAATAGAAGAAAGTTGTTTATAAAAAAAGAACATGCAAACCTTGTGGATGAGATGTTTGAATTTCCAAAAGGTAGAAACGATGACCTTCTTGATGGTCTTTGGTATGCTATAACAACAGCTAAGCCTCCTAAAAGTGGAGCAATAGACTCTGATAAATTAGAAGACAAGATAACTAAACTAGAAGAAAGTCGTACTAAAAGAGTCGTTAATTGGGTTACTGGACAGAAAATATAAAATTTCTCTTGACTTTAGTAGACAAAAATCTTTATTTTTAGACTAAAAACTAATTGGGAGTATATGGCTAATTACGACGAAAATAAATCTAAGCCGCAAATCACAAAAGAATTATTTAGGCGATGGAGAGATGCAAGGCAACAATGGGATGCCGAAGCTAGAAATGCAGTAGACTTTACTTTAGGTAATCATTACACTAAAGATGAATCAGATGCTTTACAATCTGTAGGGCAAGCTGACTTTGTCATAGATAGAGTATATGCTGCTGTAGATAAACTAAAATCATTGCTTACAGCTAGACCTGCTAGGTTTTCTGCTATTGCAAGAGAAGATTCTGATACTAAACTTTCTAATGTATGGAAAACAATACTTGAGTATGTATGGGATATCTCGAATGGAGACTCTACATTTAAACAAGTTGTTCACGATTATGCTGTTACTGGACTAGGATATATGTATGTATATGTCGACCCTGAATCAGATTATGGAAGGGGCGAAGTCAAATATACGCACGTAGACCCTTTTAGGGTATATGTAGACCCAGCGTCAAGAGATAGGTTTTTTAATGACGCATCTGGAATTATATTGTCTACCTTTTTAACCAAACAGCAAGTTTTAGACCTTTATCCTCAGTTAGATGAAATTATTGACAATATAGAAGTTGGAGTTAATTCCTTGTATGGAGAAGATTATCCAACATCTACTTTAAAAAATAGTAACAATGTTTTAACCCCAGCTGAAGCAAAGGACCTTGATTATAATGTAAATCAAAAATATCAAATACTTGATAGATTTTACAAAGTAAAAGTTCCTTATTATAGATTATTTAACACAGTATCTGGTCAAGAAAAAATTATTGACCCAGAAGTGTACGCAGAAATACTTCAAGAAGAAGAAAATGTTCAAGCTTTAGAAAGCGGTGCTATACAAGTAGAAGAAATACAACAAACAAGAATTGCTCAATGCAGTAGCATTGGAGATACTTTACTTTATGAGCGTATTCTTAACACTGATATATATCCAATTGTTCCATTTGCAAACATTTGGACTAATACTCCCTATCCAAAATCAGATGTGAACAAGGTTAAAGACTCTCAAAGACTTTTAAATAAGTTATTCTCTCTAACCTTGTCACACGCTCAATCTGCAGCTGGATTAAAACTTTTAATTCCAGAGGGAAGTGTTGATAATGTTGGTCAGTTAGAAAAAGATTGGGCTAACCCAAATGCGGTTATTGAATATAATCCAGAATTTGGAGAGCCACATTACCCTCAACCAGCTCCTTTAACTAGCGAGTTTTATTATTTAATTGATAGGGTAGAAAAATATATAGATTTAAATTTTGGTATACCTGAGTTATTACAAGGATTTAAAGACGGAGGTCCAGAGACTGTTAGAGGTACGATGCTTTTATCAGAAATGGGTGAGTCTAGAGGTAAATCAAAATTAAGAGATATTGAAGCAAGTTTATCAAAAGTCGGTCAAGTAGTTTATAATTTATGTAAAGACCACTATAGATTTGCAAAAACATTTAGAATTGTACAACCAAATAATGATATTACTGAATTTTCAGTTAATATGAGACTGTATGATGATAAGCGAAAAGAAATGATGACTATTGAAAATGATATTCAATTAGGTCAACATGACATTCGAATTATATCAGGTTCAACTTTACCAAGCAATAAGGTAGCAGAATATAATATGTACCTTGATGCTTACAAGTTAGGTCTGGTAGATGATGTTGAGGTTTTGAAGAAAAGCGAAATCTTTGACAAAGAAGGTGTTCTTCAAAGAAAAGGAAGTATGGCACAAATGCAACAGTATATTACACAGCTTGAAAATCAAGTAAAGAAACTAAGTGGTGATTTACAAACGTCTGAACGTGAGCAGGTATCTGCTAGAAAACGAACAGAAGTTGAGAAGTTTAAGTCTACATTAAATGAGATTTCTTCTTCCACTAAAGTTAAAGAAAAAGAAAAGGTAATGCAACTAGGTAATTTGGTAGACCAAATGGGACAATCTTTGGAGGCTGAAGAAAATAACAATCGTGGTTCAGAGTCTTAGACTAAATCGCGAAAGGAGAAAAACATGGCAATTGAACAAGAACAACAACAGGTTGAAAAGAAAGACCCAATTGTGGACTCTGCAGTGGAACAAACAGTTTCATTACAAGAAGAAGCCGTAGAAGAAGGTGTGGAAACATCTGAAGCTGTAGACTGGGAACAAGAAGCTAAAAAGTTTCAATCAATGTACGATAAGAAGACAGCAGAGCATGAAAATCTTACAAGAGAGTCGCAAGACTTACTTCAGTTAAGAAATGCATTATCTGAAAAACCCGAATTAGTAGATATGATTGAAAAAGGACTTTCTGGAGAATCAGTTGAGGGCAAAGAATCGGAGGGAAGTACAACCCCAGAAAACTTTGACCCTTGGGACGCCTATTACAAGCCAGAATCAGAGTCTTACAAATTTAGAGTAGGACAAGAAAAACAGCTTGTACACGAAACAGTAGATAATGAGTTAGCTAAACTACAGAATCAAATGGCGATGAACAACTTAAAAACAGAATTGGTTTCAGAACATAATCTTGGAAAAGATGATGCGGAAAGATTTTTACAATTTGCAACAACACCAAAAGCTAATCTTCCTATTGAAACACTTATTAAAGTGTGGAAAGAAAATGAAGGCAAAGGTGCTAAAGTAAGTGAAAATATGGAAGCAGTAAAGAAAACTAAATCAATTCCTAAACCAGCAGGTGTGCTTCAGGGTGGTGAACAACCACAAAAATCTGAGGCTGACCAAGTATGGGATAGAGTTATGAGCGCTGGGACTCGTGGTAGGCTAACTAAACAATCATAAATAGTTAGGAGACTAAAATGGCTATAAATAGCGGAATACTAAAAGCTTCCAACATTACAGCTGCTACAACAAGTGCTGGTTACGGGCAGGCCCCAGACCAAAGAAAACTGTATGATTTCTCTGATAGAGTTGCGGAATTAACTCCAGAAGAATCACCTTTTTTCACCTACTTGGCTAATGTTTCTAAAGTTGCGACTGATGATAATGTTTTCAGATTTCTTGAAAACAGAAGTCAAATCAATCACACAGATAGAAGCTTTTTATTAGCAGATGACGTTAATGGCGGAGCATCAGTTTCTAAAGACGTAGTTTACTCATTCAAAGTTGACACAGCTTCAGCAGGAGCGGTTAACTTTCTTACCAAAGGAATGGTATTTGCAGTAAACACTTTAGACGACGCAAACGGTTATACTCAAGCTATTGTAAGAGTTGAATCTGGACCATCAGCTGGTTCAGCAGATTCAACCTTCCAAGGTAGAGTAATTGGTCTATCTGATGCTAATACAGCAACTGGTTATGACGTGCTTTCAAACAATGATACTTGCCAAATTATTGGTACATCATTTGAAGAAGGAACAGCATCACCAGATACTTTTTCAGATAGTCTAGACGACGGATTTGGTTATACACAAATCTTTAAAACAGCTTGTGAACTAACAAACACAGCAATCGCAACACGTCATCGTGGATATGCGAATGAGTTTGATAGAATATGGGCTCAGAAATTACGCGAGCACAAAATTGACATTGAAAGAGCTATGCTCTTCGGTCAAAAAGCTCGTTACCAAGGCGTTCAGTATACTGAAGGTCTAGTAGGAAATATCTTAAAAAATGTAGCACCTGAAAAAACAGATGCTAATGCATTAGCTTATTCTTCTGGTAAAGCTTACCATAGAAGTATTGAAAAAGCTAATTTAACTTACGATAAATTACTATCAGACTTAGAGGTTATATTTGACCCAGCAAGAGGCGGAGCAAGTGAAAAACTTGTTATGGCTTCTTTACCTGTAATTTCATTCTTTAACAAGATGGGCGATGGAGCATTTATTGATGCATCTATTGGTCAATCAGCAAGTCCTTACAGAGTAAATATGGATAACGTAGAAGGTGCTTTTGGACACAAATTAATGGAAATTAATACTGTGCACGGAAGTATGTTCTTAGTTAAACAACCTTTATTTAGAGGAATGGCAAAAGGATTTATGTTGATGGCTGATATGAGTCAGTTAGCATACAGACCTTTAGTAGGTAATGGTATTAACCGTGATACTCAAATCATGACAAATGTACAAAGTGCAGATGAAGATTTGAGAAAAGACATGATTCTTACAGAAGCAGGTCTTGAAATCACATTACCAGAATCTCACGCTCTTTACAACGTGGAGGGAATTTAAGATGAAGACAGATAGAATCAACGAAAATAGTGGTGCATACGGTTCAGCTAACAGAGATGTTGTGCTTGTTCCAGATGCAGCTACTTATACAATTTTAGCAGAAGACTCAGGTATAATTCACGTTTGTCCTGACCTTACTGCGGATATTGTAATTACACTACCAGCAGAAGAAATCGGATTAAGTTACGAGTTCTGGTATGGTGGTGCAGCAGCAGACGTTCAAGACTGGCAATTTGACACTGGCGCAGATGCAAACTACTTTGTAGGTGGCTTAGCACACAGTGATGTTGACGGTGACTTAACTGCAGTAGTATACTCAGATGGAAACAGTAACTCAAAAGTTAGTGTTTTAACACCTGAGAGTGGTACTATGGTTAAATTCGTTTGTGATGGTACAAAATGGTATTTAAACGGAACAGTTGTTTCCGCTACAAATACTGCAATCGTATTTGCTGACCAGTAATAATAGTTATTAGGTACTATGGAGTGGGCTAGTCTCACTCCGAAACCTATAAAGAATTTTAAAAATAATAGGAGAATAAAATGGCGAATTATAGCGGAGCAGAAGTAAAGGTTATCATTAATGATATGAGCGCAGACGCAAGTAGCGTAAGCGGTTCATTAGCAAATGAAGTTAAAACATTTATAGCAACTTTAACAGATAATACAATACTTTCTATAAACACAGTAAGACTAGATAGGTCAAGAGTTGTTTATATAGTAACTTATATGTAATATGGCTAATTGTCAACATTGTAAAGAGCCAAATCCTGAGGGAATGTTTAACTGCACCTCTTGTGGTCAAAGAGCAGCAGCACCTAGATGGAGTACTCAATTTGTTGTAAGGGAAAACAACCCTTTTGCAACAGCTATTAGAAAAGACCAAATTGATATTAATACTATATCCCAAAAAGAGGGAATGAAGAAGCTTAAAGAAGGAGCTTCTAAAGTTTCTCGTAAGGGACCAAGACAAAGGATACTATAATGCCAATGGTAAATGGAAAAAGTTATGCTTATACAGAGGAAGGCATAAAAAAAGCAACTAAAGAAGCTAAAAAAGCTGGTAAAAAAGTTTCATATAAAAATAAGAAGAAGAAATAATGCCTAAAAAAAATAACAAAAGCGGTAAACCTACACCGACTAATCCAAGCAAGTGGTCTTATTATATATCACAAGCAAAGAAAAAGTTTGATGTATATCCAAGTGCTTACGCAAATGCTTGGGCATCTAAGCAGTACAAAAAAGCTGGTGGCGGCTGGAAGTAATGGCTTACAGAGGCGGACTTAGAAAATGGTTTAGCGAGGACTGGGTTGATATCGGTTCTAAGAAAAAAGGCGGAGGACATAAAAAGTGTGGACGTAAAAAAGCTAAGGGAAGCAAAAGAAAATACCCTAAGTGTGTTCCTGCTTCTAAAGCAGCAAGTATGAGCGCCTCACAAAAAAAGAGTGCAGTAAGAAGAAAGAGAGCAAAGAAACAAGGAGTTGGTGGTAAACCAACAAATGTAAGAACTTTTGCCAGAAGAAAGAAGAAGAAATGAGAAGACCAGCATTTGGGACACAAGTTAGAATATCTAACGGAAAGAAGAAAACAAGACAAGGTCTTAGTAAAAGTACTAAGTATGGGAATAAATTGAGTAATAAAAATTATACAAAAAAGTATAGAGGACAAGGAAGATAATGGCTAGTTTTGAAACACAAATAGATGCATTAACAGGTTTTGGTACAGGAGATGCTACCAAACAAGGCTATATAAACGATTGGCTACAAGCTGGTGCTAGAGAAATCATTGATGTTCTACCAATGTCTAAGCTAGACAGAATGTCTGAAGAAGAATTATTTCATAGTGGAAATATAAAAACAACTAATCCAGCAGATGGTGTAGGAGTAGAAGATTCTAAAATACTTCATGTTTTAAGAGCAGAAGATATTACTGCAAGTCCTGTAGTGTATCAACCATGTAGAGAAGTTCATGCTGACCAAATAGGTAGAGTTATAGATGCAAACTATATGGAATATGCTTCATCTACAGACCCAGCATATTATGTTTCTAATAAGAAATTGTTTGTATTACCTGACCACCCTACTGCACCAACAAACAGTGGTGACGAAGATTGTAAACTAATAAAAATCAACGAAGATAGAACTAATTTAACTTATGATGACACTTCTGTAGAAAACTTTCCAAAAGAAGCAACAAATGCAATAGTGTTGTTTGCAGCAAGAAATGCAATTCTAAGATTGATGAACTTAAAAGATTCATCTGTATCAGCATTAAATGTAAGTGACTTATCTATATCTGCAACTTCTCCTGTAAGCCCAGCAATAACTACAGTAAGCTATTCAGCTGCTACAAATGCAGACGCTTCAAGCACAGTTCAATCTACAGTATCTTTAGGAGTAACTCCAGCTAAGATAGATGTAGATACTAGTGCACCAACGTATACAAAACCAAGCCTTACATTGACTACATTAGGATTACCTGATTTGAACATAAGTGCTAGTGCACCAGCTGACATAACAGTAGGTTCAGCAAGTGTAAGTTTTTCACAAGCTGTACCACAGTTTACTCCACCTGTATTGACAGTAGATATGAGTCAGTTTGAAACATTTTTAGAAACAGATGAAGATACAGAGTTAGCACAATTACAGCTTGGTAGGTTAAACAATGAAGTAGACCAATATCAATCTAATATACAGAATGAGATAGCAAACTTCAATGAAAGCGTAGAAAGCTATAGAGCAGAGTTACAAAAGTCTATTAAAGATGCAGAATTGACATCTGCTAAAGAAGCACAGGAAATACAAGAATACTCTAATGATATACAAAAGTATGCACAAAATGTTCAAAAAGAAGTTCAAGCATATCAACAAAGTACGCAAAAAGAATTAAGTATATACTCTACTAAAGTCAGAGCTGATATAGATAAATTTGGAGCAGATATACAAAACGAATTAAATGAGTTCAATAAAGAAAATGTTAAGTATCAAGCTAGCATACAAGGTGAGGTACAAAAACATAATAGCGATTTACAAAGCAATATTGAACAAGCAAGAATTGATTTAGCTAAAGCACAGCAAGATGCAGCGCAGGCAACGCAAGTAGATATTTCTAACAAAGCACAAGACCAAGCTTTAGCATTACAGAATGCAATACAAACGATGCAGTCAATAATAGCTAAGAACAACAGTGAGTTATCAAAGTTTTCACAAGATATAAACTCATATAGTACGGATGTAAGTAAAGAAATACAAGAATATAATGCAAACTTACAACAGAAGGTACAAGAATTTCAGTCAGCGTTACAAATAGCTACTGTAGAATACAGTTGGTATGAAAAACAATATGCTATGATAAATGCACAATTTGTAGAAGCATTACAATTAATAGGTGTAGATAAATTAGAAATAGAAAAACAAAGAGAAGGTAGATAATGGCAAACGAAATTAGAGTAAAAACTTCAGTGCAAATTGTTAATGACAATAGCGTTACTGACGAAGGAAGTACAGCTGGAGATTACACAAATTTAAATTTAGATGTGCACGCAGATTCTAGAACTTGGGGCGGTAGTTATACAATGAACGCTGTTTACGATAGTGATGCAGTAGCGTATTGGAAAAATGTAGCAGTTTCAGCAATTGGAAGTGCAGATTTTTTAAATAATTCAGGTTGGACAGATGCTTCAAATCCTACTGCTGGAACAATACCAACAACTGTAAAATTAGTAGCAGTAGAGTATGTAAGTGCTCTTGGCTCTCCTGGAACTGTATCAGTTACAGTAAGTGGAGAAATATTTGCAGTGTTAGATGTAGGTCAGGCAGTAGTAATTCCTATGGAAATGGGAGAAGCAAACACTTCTGTAGGTATTCACACAGTTACATACAGTGGTGGAACAACTGAAGCTAAAGTTAATGTTATGATAGCAGGACAGAATTCGTAATGGCTGCAATAGAATTTACAGGTAAAGAGATATATAGCAGAGTGCTACAGGCAGTGCCTGATATATCAGAGAACTATGTAATCAACTTAATTAATGAAGCATTGATTGATATGGGTAGATATACTAATCAAATAGAGAATGCTAAAACAGATTTGTTAGATAATAAACTGTGGTATGATTTAGATGATAATCAGAGCATAACAGTTAACAAGGTGTTTAGATGTTCTATTAAAAATACAAGTGGAGAGTATATAGATATTCCTAGATTAAGCAGTGGGAGAATAAAACAATTTTACAGCGAAACATCAGTAAGTAATGTATTCGTATGGAGTGAAGTATAATGTCAGTAATATCAAGTACGTATAAAGACCCTAGTGATAACTTTGTGTGGTGGATAGAAGGTGATAGAATAGCTATTGCAACCAACCTTGGAGACGGAGGAACTACAGAAACATCAGAGAGCAAACTAAAAGCAGTTCAATTAGGTTCTCAAGTTTCTTACCAGTCTTCTGGAGACCCTATTCCTAAGAATTTGCTCAACGAAGCTCTAGATACTACAGAAACGGCAGTAGATGTGGATGAAGGTGGTCAATTTTCAGTCAATGAAATGATTCAAATAGACGATGAAATAATGTTGATTACAGCTATAAGCACAAATACATTGACTGTTACAAGAGGATATAGAGATACTACGGCAGCAACTCACGCAGACGACTCTGAAATAAAAACAATAAATGTGGTTTCTGATGGTATTGTTATCTCTTATTATGCAGAGCCAGATAAACTTACAAGCATTATTGATACAATAGACATTGATAATGTATTACAGCCTGCGTTAATAGATTATGTAAAAGGAAAAGCTTTGATGGATGCAGCAGCTAGAGCAACAGATGGTAATCTAGCTCAAATTAGAATGGCGTCCGCACAACAATGTATGGCTAACTACAAAGAAGCTGTACGCAGATACGGTATGAAAAAGAATGATAAAGTAGGTGGCACTAGAGCTGTGGCACCAGCAGATATGAGATAAAGGGGCAACAATGGAAGTAAGTAAAGATAGTAAATTTACATTGAGTATTGAAACGCTTATCAGTATAGCAGTTACAATATTTATGGTTGTTGGTTTATGGTTTAATTTGCAAGCTGAGATTGAAGAAGCTAAACAATTACCAGAGCCTCCAATCAGTAGAACAGAATATGATTTAAAAGACCAAATGATTCGTAACTCTATTCTAAACACTGAAGAAAAAGTAGAAAAACTTGAAGATAAAGTAGATGATATTAAAGAAGACACACGAAGTATTAATGATACTCTACTGAAAATGAATAATAATTAATGAGGTTTACAGATGAACAACAAATTTATATCATTCTTGGTATTAATTTTATTCTCGTCGCTATCTTGGCTGCACTCACAATCAGTCAACTTAGATAGCTTTGAAGATATTCAATTAACGAAAAACGAGTTTTGTGCAGTTATAGAAGTGAATGCTTCTTGGAATTGGGCAAACAAAATACCATTAGAAAAAATAGAAAACTGCTATACTGGATATGTAGACATATCTAATAAAAACATAGGTGCAGTTATACAAAAAGATTGGGACATTAAAGTAGTTCCTACTATTATTATTTTTGAGTATGGAAAAGAAGTAAAAAGATTTGAAGCTAATTTATCTATGAAGTTTAGAGAAGAAGAAATACTAAATTCAATTAGAAAAGAGATAAAGAAATAATGCCAAGAAAAAAAACAAAAGCAATTAGAAAGACAACTAAGGGAAAAAACGCTAATTACAGGCCTACAAAGAAAGGCGCTGGTATGACAAAAAAAGGCGTTAAGGCTTATAGGAAAGCTAACCCTGGAAGTAAATTAAAAACTGCTGTTACTGGTAAAGTTAAGAAAGGTAGCAAGGCAGCTAAAAGAAGAAAGTCTTACTGCGCAAGGTCTTTAGGACAACTAAAAAGAAGTTCTGCTAAAACTAGGAATAATCCTAATTCTAGAATAAGACAAGCGCGTAAAAGATGGAAATGCTAAACAAATAGGAGACACTATGAACATTGTAATCAGTAAATTATTAACAGGCTTATTAAGTGAAAAAGTTTTAAAAGCTGTATTAATAAAACTTGGTGATTATTTCATCAAGAAATCAGATAATAAATTAGACGATGAAATCTGGGCTGAAGTTAAAAAAGCCCTTAAATAAATAAGGAGAGAATATGAACTGCGAATGTGGATGTGGGTGTTAATAGATGCCTAGAAGGTCATTACAATTAAACGACTTTAGCGGAGGACTTAATACCAAGTCCTCTCCTAGGGATATTGC